GCTTAGCTTTAGAGTACAGATATTTATAGATTTTCCAATCTTTAATGCCAATTTCTCTGCCTTCATACTCCATGCCTTGCGTATATCCTAGCAAGTCTGGTACTGCGTCTCTTGCCTCATCAACTATCCCCGCTATATTGTCGATGAAACCTGGGATGTCTAGACCTAGTCTAAACTTGTCGCCCTTCAGTACAAATTCCACGAGATCCTCGAACAACGGACTGTTCGATGTATTCTCTAATATGCTCCACGCTCTGAGTGTTACCAATTCCTTGCTCCACACTTCAGGATTGTAGAATCTCTCTTGGCCTAGTAGCCTACCCAAGGCTCTGAATGTGCTATAGACCCCCAACATAACTCCGGACTCGTCTCGATAGGTATCGTGGTAGTACCTCTGGAGAAAGTATGTCGAGTGTTTATCAGCATACTGCTTATCAATGTTCATGTCTAAACCACGTGCAGAATATGATGATACTACATCTTCAACCTTGATCCCATCATATGAGAGAATGCCGTCATCGCCTAAACAAGTGGAGGCAGGATTAAGAACTTGTCCAGCTTCATATGCGGCTGTGCGTTGTAGGGATCGGTGTATCAGGTTCTCGTCCGCGTTAGTACCTCCAGAACCTGACCCCATACCGTGTCTACCTTCCACTGTAACATCACTAGTACAGACTATAGGAATGTTGAATTTAAGTGGATACACGTCATTTATGTGAGGATGATCTTGTCGGTTGAATTGATACAAGATCAGTTCGCGTCCTACATCTTGGAGATGGGTGTTGATATGTTGGTCAAATTTGGAAAAGTCCGTAGCTACGACTAAGTCATCACTTTTCTTCGTATCAAACAACTTTGTGACCTGCTTCTCAACAGCTCTTAAGGAGATTAGAGCTGGGAAAGTCCCATCTGTCTGCCAAGCCTTGATTAAAGGTTTGTAGAACTGTAATTCGAGTATGTTTAATCCAAAGGGCATCATCCAAACGACACGTTGTTTAACGTCTTCGTCTTCCATACCACCTTGTTGTCCTCGCCATCCCAATATGGCTACCCAGTTATCATACCCAGACTTTAGTAACTCTAAAGTCTCATCAACTACTGAATTCCTTCGAACGAACTCAGGCGCGCCGCTGTTGGTATTGAGCTTCATCTCAGCAAGCGTATTCTTGTAGTTGGAGAGGGATAAGCTCCCCCTACGTAGTTCCCCTTTGACCT